CTGCCAGCCTTGCGCCACCCGGCTCAGTTCGCCAATCTTGGCCGCCGCTGACAGCGCGAAATCAACCGCCGTTTGTTCAGTCAGCTCGACCTTTTTCTTCAGGAGGTCAATCTGCGCGGCCGCCTGCTCTGCAATCGTCACAGCAACATGGTCGCCTACACACACGCCGTCCTTTTCGGTGGTGCCAGGGAAGTTCTTCTGGTCGTCCTTATACCAAGGGTAGCCGAGCGCTTTACCGAGGATCTGCTGGATCTCGTCGTCCCGCTTCTGCAATTCCTTGACGCCATCCTCGATTGCAAAGTGGATCGGTGCATACAGCAGTTGCGGCACCATCATTGATCCAGAGTTGTTCGCCGCCCGACCCGCTGCATCCTTTGCGACGTTTTCAATCCATGTCTTGTTCATTATTCCACCCTGATAATTGATTCAATAAATTTCATCTTCGCCAAATTTTGCTTAATGAATACAGTGAAGCCGCCCTCCTGGTTTCGCGATGCTGCAAAGAACAGCCGCGCTTCCCCGTTCGCCCGTTCCTCGTCGGTGATATTGATCGAGATCATCAAGTCCACCGTTCGCACTTTGTTGAAGTCGTCCGCGACGTGCTCCATCTTCATCACGGTCGACTTCACGCCATCGCGGTTACCTTGTGTCGCGGTCAGCATCGCAACGTTCTCGCGGGTGGCAATCGCCCGCAAGCCGAGATAGACGCTCTTGGAGTTCTCGATCGGGTCGTTGGTCCGGTGGTCCGGCGCCATGATGTCGGCGTAATCAACCACCACGATATCGAACTGGATCGCCGGCCGCACCGTGCCGTCGGACTTGATCATCGGCGACTTGTAGCGCTCGATCACCGCATGCAACTGTGCCGGGGTCAGCGTGCCGGATGGGTATTCGTGGATCTTCAGCGCGCCGGCCCTTGGGGCAAATGCGACAATCTTTCCTTCGATCTCGTTGATGTGGTTCAGCATCGCCTTGATTTCGGTATCCGAAATCGATGCGTCGAACCTATCCGACAGAATCCCGGTCGAGACTTCGCAGGTGGCATACAACACGCTGTAGCCAGCCAGCGATGCCGCCCTTGCGAAACCAATCAGTGCGGTCGTCTTGCCCGCCTTTGGGCCACCGAGGATCGCATACAGTTCTTTGCGGCCCCATCCCTTGTGATACAGGAGATCATCGAGCTTGCCGTTACCGGTCGTGATGCCCTTCAAAGCCGGGTTCAGCCCTAGTTTGGTCTCGCGCCGCAGCGTCGAACGCTCCTTGATGCTTTCCCAATAATCGTATTCCTCGCCACCATCGTTGATGCCGACGTTACCGGCCGCCTTCATGGCCACTTCGATCTTGTCGAATTGCTTCTTGCCGAGCCAGTCGACCGAATTCAGGATCGTCTGTTGAAATGCCTGGTGCTTCGCAAACGTGGCAACTTTTTCCGCGAAGCTGTCGCCGTTAGACAGATCGACACCCGAGCCATACACCGCCTTGAAGGCGTCTTTCACGACCGGGATCATGTCAGACCGGATCACCTTGGCGTCGATGTCTTCCTTCATCAACTGCTTGGCGGTGACTGCGTTCGGCACCGAACGATACTTGTTATAGAATCGCAGTGCGATATTGACCAGCGCCGCCTCACCGACGTTTTCAAAGTATTCCGGCTTGATCAGGTGTCCGACCTTGCGCAGGAAGTCCAAGTCACGCACGCAATGGGTGGTGATGTTGGTCTGGAAGTCAGGATCGAACTCGAAGTGCTCCTCACCAAGCAGCAGCTCCGGCGGTGCCGCGGTCGCAACGCCAGCAAAAGCATGACCGACCATTTCCGCAACGGCGGCTTCCGCCTGCTCTAATGTCGCGGTTGCGTCAGTCATACCGCATGCCCCTCTTCGGTGTGGCTATCGGTGGGCACGACACGCGGTGAAATCGCCGAGAATTCAGAAATGTCATGCTTGAAGATCACTCGGTCCACGCGCACCTTGTCGCCTGACGCCATCGAATCCGCATAAGTGCGCACCGAGACCGTATATTTGTCCGAATGAATCACAGCGCCACGCACCTTGGTGCCGTCGCACTTCTCGATGACGATCTCAGCACCGGAAGTCTCCAGCGCCTTTAGGAACGCTTCATGGCCCTTTGGTGCGGCTGCCACAACCGGCCTCTTGACCGGCACCGGCCGGCGACTGTCGTGGCCAGGCTTGACGCCGAGAATGCGGCGGGTTGGGATGTGGGTAGTGTCTTCGCGCTCTTCTGCGGCCAAGCGGCGCGCTTCCTCGACTTGCTGCTCACGCACATCGGCGTCGGGTAGCGAACTGCCAATAACTCTCAACATGGATATTCCCTCTAAACAAAGATGCAAACTGATTTTGCATCGAACATACTCATTATAGCTCAGTGCTGACTGATTTAACCGAGGTCGATCTGCATGGCGCCCTCAATTGCCGCATCCGGTAATCGGGCCAGGGCAGCCTCGATGCGCAATGCACCATATACATATAGCGCTGCATGCAGGGCGAACCTTGGATGCGGGCGCTGCATGATGTTAGTAATCAGGTAATCTTCGTAGGCGAGCTGGTCGGCACCGCCGACGAACTGCTCGACCGCATAGCGCGGCGCCACCGCGAATTGGATCTTGGCGCGGCACTCCATCGCCCATCGGTTCGAGACGTCCACGATCAACTCGTCGTTGGCGGCGATGTGCGCCGGCCGCGGTGGTTGACGCCAGCCATGCTCAATGCACCACTTCATCGCCTCACGCATGAAGAAGTCGTAGCGAACCCCCAACGCATCGATCTTCTGCCGCAGCTTCCAGAAGGATTGCTTCTCGCGGCTGTTCATGAAGTCCTTGCCTTTGAAGCCAACCATGAAGCGCTTGCCGTGGTCGAAGCACTGGCCCATGAAGTCGCCGTATGCACGGTTGTAGTGATGCACGCACAGGTAGGTCGCCATCGTCGGATGCAGCGGCCGGTAGTCAAACCATTTGTCGCCATACAGCTTGCTCTCTCCCGCCAGCAGCCTGCGGTCGATGTTCGCAATGGCGAGCACTTCACATTCCGCAAAGGACAGGGTCTGCCCGAAATAGGGGCCGTAGCATTCAATCATCTTGGGTGTTCCTCTCGTTCCCGAAATACATTATTCATTCACACAAATGAATGATAGTTAAGTAGTTATAGATAAGGGCTGGCGGCCCCAAGCTCACCAGCCCTAAGTGGATGCAGTTATCGTTGCAGCATTGGGTTGATGCGATCCGGCGCCGGGGCTTCATACGCCTCGACCACCTCTTGCACCAAGCCGCTACGCACGACTTCTGTCTTATTAAACATTACTACCTTGATTCTGGAGATATGCAGGAGTCGGTTCGCGGCATCGACAAAGCCTGACGGCTCCGCGATATCAACCTGCGTCTCGTCGCCATTGACAACGACCGTTGAGTTCTCGCCGATACGGGTCAGGAACAGCTTCATCTTTTTGACATTGGCGTTCTGCGCTTCGTCCAGAATCACAAAGGCATTCTTGAAGGTCTTGCCGCGCATGTAGGCGAATGGCTCGCACTTGATGCGGCCGTCCTTGATCAACAACTCGACGAACGATTTACCCAGGCGCTCTTCCAGGGCGTCGCGGAACGGATCGAAATAAGGATCGAACTTCTGTTCCTTTTCGCCAGGCAGGAAGCCCAACTCCTCACCGCCAGCTTCGATCGCCGGCCGGGTCAGGATGATCCGCTCGACTTTCTTTTCCATCAACGCATCGGCGGCCATGCAGGCGGCGACAAAGGTCTTCCCGGTGCCGGCTGGTCCCATACCGAAGACGACATTGCCAGACACGCGCATGGCTGCGGCATACTTGCGCTGCTTATCATTCTTGGGTTCAAACGGGGCGGCACGCTTGGGTGCGGCAGGCGGGAGCGCTTCGGAGTAATACTGTTCGGGGTGAGCGCCGCTGCGTTTTGCGTTGCGGCGGTCGGAGCGCTCGGTTTGCTTCTTTGGCATGGAAAAATCCCGCTTCCAAAAGAGTTGATCGAGCCCTTACTATAACTCAGCGGTGACTTATCTAACAATAAGAAAAGCGGGATTATTTTCTCTATTGCATCAACAATACCTTTGGGACCGCAGGATCGACCTCGGCCGGGGTGCGGGCATAGAACTTCCCGCCCGCCATTGCAAAGTCCGAGACCGTCACATAGTCATGCACTACGGCGCGCGTCTGGGTGTCGATGTGGACAATGTCGAAGCCCATGTGCCACTTCTCCCCTTCGCAGTAGGAGGCGCTGCGCTTGTGTCCGCAGCCGAGCTGGTGCCACTCGTAAGCGCCATACACCGGACTGAACAACGGCCACACCTGATGCTGGTGGTGATGGCCGTTCACGCCAGGCAGGCCCATGCCGCGCGCATGCGGGAAGTGGTGACACAAGAAGGCGTTGAAATACACCTTGTAGTTATTTGCCAGCTCTTTCTCGAAGTCGCGCTTGGTGAAGGCGGCCAGGTCGCTCTTGGCGATGTAGTTGATCTCGAAGGTGTCCAGGCCGAACAGCTTGGCTACCGTCATACCGTGCAGGTCCGCCAGCACCGCACGCATGGCGGGACTCTGGTCGGCCAGGTGGCGCAACATGCGGGCTTCGTGGTTGCCTTCCAGGTAGTCGATCTGAGCCTTGGGTGCGGCTTTACGGGTCGGGCCGAGGATCTTCTCATGCGCGAACTTGATGCGGCCGACTACATCCCACTCGCGCGGATCGACGCCGTATTTACCGAATTCAGGCAGGTCAAGGATGTCGCCATTGAAGACGATGATATCCGGCTGCACGCGCTCGACCGCATTCAACCAGACGCGCAGGAAGAACGGATCGATTTCGACGTCATGCAGGTCCGAGCACACCATGATGGTCTTGAAGCGCCCATCCGTGCCGCGCACGTATTTGGTGGACCAGTCCATGCGATCGATCGTCATCTGCCGGTAGTGATCGACTGACGCATGCTTGGCGATATTGCGCTCCAGCGCGTGCTGCTGGCGGGACAGCATGATGCCGGCCTGGCGCTTGAATTCCTCGAACGTGCCGAAGAAGCGGTTCCAGGTCGACTCCGAGATCTGGCTGTGGTTGCGGAAGTAGTTCCGCGTCACCACCATCTCGGTATCCTTTTCCGCGACGCGTCGCAGCTCGGCGATGCAGTCCTGGGCGTCCCAATCCTTCATGAACTTGCCAGTGTCTTCCGACAGCGGTGATTCTGAGGTCGAGGCGCGCACAATCACCTGCTGGCCCTTGGGGTCGCCCTTGGACAGATTGCGCAGGAACCCGGCCTTGTTGCGGGCCGTCTTGACCGAGACCCCGCACGCTTCAGCCACGTCCGCCACCGACGGGTAGCTGGCCAGGTCGTTCCAGATTTGGAGGAACTGATTGATGTCGACTTCTTTAGGCATGATCCGCTTCGGGAATAAGTGAATAAAAAGGCAGGCTTATTTGGCCTGCCGCTTGAGTTGGTCCATCACATAATCAACCAGCTCGTCGTGGCGGGTCGCGAGGGCACGGTAAAGCCGCGCCACTGACAGATCGTCGTCCGCCATTTCGGTCAGACCGATGCCTGAAGGCGAATTCGCCGGTAGTGCGTCATCGACCGGCAGCAGCGGCAGCGGCTTGGCCTTGACCATCGAGGCAGCCGGTGGATTCAGCAGAGCGCCCTTGGCGGGCTGCGTTGAGCAGGCGCACAGTGCAAGCGTCAAGCACATCACGGCTGCGAGCCGGTAGGCTGTCGGACGCTTGTCCTGGCGTGTCTGGTTTGCTGTCGGGCGCGTGTCCATTTGGTTTCTCCGGTTGAGCCTTGACGACTGGTCGTTTGGCGACCTGTTGTTTGATTTGATCGATTTGGGCAGCATCCTGGTCAACCTTGGCCTGCACCTCTTGACTGATCCCGACCGACTCGACGATACCGCCGGCGGTCTCTTTAATGACCTTCTGCGATTGCTCAGCCTGGTCAGCCAGCACGCCGCGTGCCTTGAACTCGTAGCCGGCGCCGAACCCGAAAGCCAGCACCAGCAGCAGAATCACGATGCGGTTGATCATTTGTCCGCCAGGGCGGTCGTGGTCTTGAAGCGCAAGAGGATGTTGCCGATCACGGCAATCAGACCCATCATCTTGTAGATATCGCCAGGCACGTATTGCTCGAACTGCGGCACGGCCTCGATAAAGGCTTCGAACACCGGCAGCATGGCGATCAGTGCGACGTTGAACTGGATGGTGTTCGACTTGGCGGCACCACGGAGCTTGCTTTTCTTGCGCTGGCTTTGGGTCATACGATTGCCTCCTCTGCGTCTTTCAGGTGTTCTTTGCGGTCGGCGTATCCGATCGAGTCGCCTTCCTTGGTGGTCTTGCGGCCGATGTTGACCAAGTCGCAGGCGCCGTCGAAGTCGTTCTTGTCGGCCATCAGGTTGCAGCCGGCCATCCACCAGAACCAGGCAGCCGATCGCGCGGCACCTTCCGGTGTGCGCAGCCAGGCGCCAATCTCCGACATAGGAATCTTGAAGTGCTCGGCGCAGCGTTTTTGATTGTCATAGCCGGTCAGTTGGATCAGTCCGGAGCCGCGGTGCAGCCAGCCCATGTTCGACGTCTCGTCGCCATTGCCCATGCGGTTGGCATAGACGCGGTTGGCGATCATCTGCGGCTTGCGCGCGTAGGGTGTCGCCGCGGCGAGGGTGGGGAAGTATCTGCGGAACGTCTTGACCAGTCCGACCGCCGAGTAGCGCAGGTCTTCCTCTACGAAGCGCAAGTCACCCGACTCATGGGCGACGTTGGTCAGGAAGAATTCGACGCGGCGCTCGGACGCGATGCCGAACTCAAACATCGCCTCACTCAGCGGCATCAAGTAGAGCGCCGCCTTGACGCCCGC